GACCTCGGCCCCCTTGTCCGCGTCGAAGTCATCGACACCGTCTAACAATGTTTTACTTTATCTCAGTCGGCACCGCTTTCCTTCTCGGCTTTATCTCCGGCTACCTCGTCCTGCGTAACAACGCCGTCAAGGCCAGCTCGACGGAAGCCAAAGGCAAAGCCCTCCTCGACGCGCTCAAAGGAAAGTAATATGCGTTACCTCCTGACCATCTCTCTCCTGATGGCCGGGTGTGCTACGTCCCCGAAGGCTCTGCCAGTCCAGCCCGACGCTCCGACAGATTCAAAAAACCTGTCTACTCTGGGCGAGGAAATCGACATCTCCGAGAACCGCGTCGCCGCGTCTTTGGTCGCCATCGAGCGCAACGCCGACAAGCCCGCCGTCGTCACCGCCGAAGCCAAACTTGGGCAAGCCTACTTAGCAAAGCCATCAGAAGGTGACATCGCTTTTGCGTTAGCCAGGGCATCAGCTGGCGATCCTACCGCCTACGCCCGGCAAGCCGATTACGGTAAGCGCCTACTGGCCGCCGTCGACAGCAAGTGGGCACGCCTTGAGGCTGACCAGAAGGAAGCCCTCCGCGTCTCCGCTCTTAAAGACCAACGCATCGTAGAGCTGACGAAACAAATTGAGCGCGTGAAAGCCCAGGCCTCGCGGAACATCTGGACCATAACCGGGGCCGGGCTGGCAATCGTCGGCGCGTTGGCCTTCGCTTTTTGCGGTGGCCCACGCATCGGTCTGCCTATCTTGCTATGCGCTGGTTTCTGCGGCGCACTACCTCACATCATTGACAGTCCCGCTTTCCTGTGGGTGAGCATATCGACGGCGGCCATCGCCTCTGGGTTGTTCCTCTGGTGGCTGGCCGACAAGGTGTCCGATGCCGTGCAGGACAAGAAGGATGAAGCCGAAATCACCAAAGACGAATGAGCCGCCGCAAAAATAAGCCAGTGAAAGTGGTGCATCGTCGCCTAGGTCGTGAACGTGCCTGGGGACAGGCCTTCCTCGGAGAGAACAAGCTCGAAATAGATCCGCGCCTTGGTGCAAAACGGATGCTCGAAACTTTGATCCATGAGGTCACGCATCTTTGCCATCCGGGAATGGGCGAGTCCGAAGTCGACCGCACCGGAAAGATGATTTGCAAGGTGCTCTGGGCTCAGAACTACCGCCGCGTCCTTATGGACAAGAACGCCAAGCCCCCGCGCATCACATGACCACCGAAACCTTTACCACCTTGATCGTGCCAGGGATTGCCTCAGCAGCCTACTTGTCTGCAAGCATTGCTTGCTTCTGCATAGGTCGTCCAGCTTTGGCCGTGATGTGGGCCTGTTACAGCCTAGCCAATATTATGCTTTTAATCTCTGTCCGCAAATGAGCGCCCTGACTACCCCTCCCGACAACCTCAACGACGCGACCATCGCCGCTGGCATGGGCGTCGGGGCGTTCCTTATCCGGGCCTTATGCGCCGACAAGCGCGAGAGCCTAGCGGCCTTAGCCGTTCAGACTGTAATGGCTGGACTGGTGGCCGTCCTCGTAGGCATGGCTTCCAAGGGCTGGTTTACCGAGGCACAGGGGACTTTCCATCTGGCGGTCGCAGGCATGGCTGGCTTCTGTAGCCCAGAGCTTATCAGGAAAGCCCTCCAGACGGTCCGTGGCTGGCGTTCTAAGGGCTGACCCTAGGCAGAATACCCCCTGACCACTACCCCCACCTCCTAAGGGATTTTAGGCAGGGGCAGATTCTCCCTTGACGGAGCATCCGTGCATGGGCATACCTTGCCTATCCCGCACAACATGAGCACATCCTCCGACTCGAACGCTGACCTGTACGCGTTCATCTTTAACATGGTTGAAAGTCAGCCGAACTTCCGCGTCGGCCCACGCAAGGAGCCTAAGGCTCCGCTGTCACCGGCTATGCTGGCTCGCCCATATAAGGGAATATTGCCAGATTCTTACGCAGTCGAGCCGAAGATTGACGGCGTCCGCGTGATTGTTGAAGTCTGTCGAGAGTCTTTGGCAGTCGGCATGAAGACTCGAAACGGCAATCCGCTGCCGTCCATCGAGCACCTTGGTGCATGGTTCGCTGACACTGCCAGCAAGCACGGCGTGTTCACCTTTGATTGCGAGGCTGTATCCGGCGCTGATTTCTACGATTCTGTTGGCGACATTCGCTCTAGCGAACCTGCTACGGACGCTAGGCTATGGTTGCTTGATGTGCCCGACGATATCGGATCATACTTTGAGCGCCGCAAACTGATGTCTGGCTTCACTTACTCTGACAAGATTAAGTTGGTAGAGTCTTTCATGGGCATCTCGCCTAACGATGCCTTCCGTCGCTTCGTCTCTCAGGGTTTCGAGGGTGCGATGGTCAAGGACACTGAAGCCCCTTATACGCAGGGTAAGCGCTCGACTGCATGGCTTAAGGTCAAGGCCGTTGACGCCGAGGATTGCCCGGTGGTATCAGTGCATGAGGGCAAAGGCCGTCTGGCTGGCACGATGGGCCACGTAGTCGTTGAGAATAACGGACGCTTGGTGCGTGTGGGCGGTGGCTTTACCGACGAGCAACGCTCCTCAATCTGGGAGAACCGCGATACCGTCATCGGCTCCTGGCTTGAGGTTACCTTCCAGAGCAAGACGCCCGATGGCTCCATGCGTCACCCTCGCATCCGAGGCGACAAGTAAGTTTTTCCCGCACATGAATAATAAAGAATACCACGCCAGCTCGGCGGTCAGTAACTCCAAACTGTCCCGCTTCCTTGAGTCTCCCCGGCTCATGAACACGCCCCGCAAGAAGACCCCCTCACTCCGTTGGGGTTCGCTTGTCCATACTATCATCCTTGAGCCTCAGCTCGTCGGCTCCGAGTGGGCCGTGATGCCCGAGGGTCTCGACAAGGGCAAGGGAGCCAAGGCCCGCGAAGAGGAGTTTGAAATGGCAAGCATTGGCAAAGAGATTGTGAGCCATGACGAGTACGTGCAACTGACTTCCATCGCCGCCGCTGTGCAGCAGGACACTGAGGCCGCGTCGCTCCTGGCTGGCGAAGGTGTAAATGAAGCTTCCTACTTCTGGACTGACGAGGCCACCGGCATCCCGATGCGCTGCCGACCTGATCGCTACCGGGAAGACGGTCTGCTCGTAGACATAAAAACAACCCCATCAATAGACCACTTTGCTTTTAGGCGCAGTTGCTGGGAGTTTGGATACGACAGGCAGGCCGCCATCTATCAAGACGGCATCGAGGCCATGACCAAGCGCAAGCCCATCGGCTTTGCCTTCATCGCTATCGAGGGCAAGGACGCCCCAGAGATTTTCGTCCAAGTGTTCGTGATGACCGAGGCCGATATCGAAGTCGGACGCCGTCGCTACCGCAACGGACTCGACCTGATGGCCGCTTACCAGACCACGATTGGTATCGACCCAGCCGCGTGGCCTCACAAGACCGGCCCCGGTGTTATCGAAGTGGACCTCTCCAAGTTTAACGTCTAACCCTTCCCACCATGAGCACAACACCCGCACTCCAACCGAAGAACACCATCGAGCTTGTCCGCTCGCAGTCCCTGCAAGAGCAGGTTGCGAAGGCTTTGCCTAACGCCGACGACGCAAGCCGCTTTATGCGCTGCGTTATCACGGCCTGTAACAAGAACCCTAAGCTGTGGGATTGCACCCCATCCAGCGTGGCCTCGGTCATCCTGCAAGCCGCCCAATGGGGCTTGATGCCAGACGGCCATCACGCCCACCTTATCCCCTATGGCAATGACGCTACCCTGCAGTTCGACTACAAGGGCATCCTTGCGCTCGTCATGCGCTCCGGCGAAGTGGCTCACATCCACGCCGACATCGTATGCAACGCCGACAAGTACCGATTCAATCTTGGCAAGGTCGAGGAGCACGTCGTGGATTTATCCAAGGATCGTGGAGAACCTTATGCGGTCTACGCCATGGTTCGCTTCAAGGACGGTGAGACTGCCGCCATTCAGATGAGCAAGGCCGAGGTCGAGGCCATCCGTAAGGCAAGCCGTTCTGGTGCGTCAGGTCCTTGGGCAACTTACCCAATGGAGATGTGGAAGAAGACCGCCTTTAAGCGCCTTGCTAAATGGCTTCCGCGTTTGCCGCGTGACGTGCAGGAAGCCATCCATAAAGACAACGAGGCCGAGTACGGTCATCGAACCGTTGAAGGCCAGCCAGTCCAGCCTGCAGCTGAGGCCATCAAGGAAGCCGTGAAGAAGGCCAAGGCCGTAGAGCCAGAGGCCGTCGCTACCGCCGACGAGCCGATTGATATTTAGGCTGACGCAGGAGTGCCGTGTAGCCGGGCCGATCTCGTAAGGGGTCGGCCTTATTGTTTGCATAGGTGCAGATGCGGTAACAGAAAGTAAAGTCCATGAAGCACGTGATTATCCCCATCGCGGGATTTGCAAGGGCAGGAAAGGATACGTTGGCAAATGCCATCTTCGACCATCTTGCTAAAGATGAGCCTGAATACTCGGTCATCATAATGAAGTTTGCTGATGCCCTTAAGGAATCCGTACAAGCATCGCTTGATGACGCAGGAGTTTCCGTTGACGTATTTACGGAGGATACTGCAAAAAAGGCAGCACTTCGACCATTGCTTGTGGCTTATGGCGAATATTGCCGAAGGCAAAACCCTAACGTCTGGGTAGATAAAGTAGTGGAGAGTATTAACACCTGGGCAGACGATACCCTGCTGGACTCTGGATCGGCCGGTTCCGTAGTCATTGTGCCAGACCTCCGGTACTCGAACGAGTATCACAAGCTTGAGGCCTTATGCATTAAGCGCGGCTGGTCTTATGTCCCTATCTACATTGAGCGTCAGTTCAATATACCTGCTAACAATGAGGAAGCAGAGTCAATCGGCCTCATGGCTTCAAAGGGATACTTCACTAGGGACAATGCCCTTCAAGTTTGCTTTGGAGATAAGTCGGTTGAGCTCATCAGCCAATGGGCTCGTAAGTTCACTCAATCAATGAGCCTATACCGGTGAGTAATATCACCCGTAAGTGGAAGCGATTTGCGGTAGTATCTTGCTCGCATGGACATTTTATCGACCCATCTGCCCAGAAAGGGGTGACTGATTTTATTAAGGCTTTCCGTCCACATCGCTTCGACCATGCCGGGGACTATACAGACCTATCCCCCTTGATGGGTGGCGGCAAAGGCGAAGGCGACCCGCTGGCCCCTGACATTGATGAGGGCCTGGCGTTCCTTGAGCAGCTGAAAGCCTACAAAGACCTAGAACTAGTCGTGCATGATGGTAACCATGAGGCGCGCTTGTTCCGATTGGCTCAGTGCACTAACGAGGTCGTGTCTGAATGTGCTAGGCTATTGATTAATAAGATACAGCAGCATTGCCTTAAGTTAAAAGCTAAGCAGATCCCTTACCGGGGAATCTGGGAAGGCTCCCGCATTGGCAACGGCCTGATTACCCATGGCTCCATTTACAACGAGAACGCCTGCCGAGATATGGCCGAGATGTATTGTAAAGGCGGTGTCTCAGTGGTCATCTTCGGGCATACTCATTCACCTGGCATCGCAAAAGGACGACGCGACGATGGTCCCATTGGCATCAATGTCGGCACGCTTACGCGAATGGCCTGCATGGATTATGCAAATGGGCGCAGGAAATCATTTTCGTGGGGTCAGGCTATCTGTTATGGCGAGTATTGCGATGACCTTGTTATCCCTACCTTGTACGTTCACCCGCAGGAACTAGCCGGTCAACCTTGGAGAATTAGCGTATGATTAAAACAGCCGCTATCATTGAGCGCATTATGCGTGAACTCAATAATGACCAGAGCATAGCCCCTCCACCAGCCGGGTTCTTCACCGTAGAGCAAATCCGTACCGAATTAGATATGGCTCATACCCGTAATGCGTCGTCAAGGGCTTATGATCTGTTCCGTCGCGGTATCCTTGAACGTAAAGCCCATAAGTTTAAGGTCGCTACCGGGCAATGCCATAAGGCTTACGTTTATAAGCCTATTGCACCTTACCAATCAATCAGAGAAGCTTCAGATGGTTTATTTCACTATCAGGCTGATAAGGTTCCTAATGGCTGGGTGCGTATTGTGGATTATGTTTTTACCCATGAGATTTCAGAAGCAGCCGTCCGGTCAAAAGTAGCCAGGGCAAGTCTTAAGCCTAAATACTGGAAGACCCCACGCGGCATCATAGGCTTGCACCTCAACGCTTTCTATAAGAAATCCGACCTAGACCGGGTCATGCGTAAACGGTAAGGGCCACCCTTACGGATGGCCCGAAGCCCGAACTGCCCTCATTTGCGATCCCGCACAATTGATTTTGCTCGGGCCTCAGTTCTTAACGTGCTGACTGATCTTCCTTTAGCAAGCCCCAAGCCAACGTGTTGACCTGTCGGGCCTTCGCAAACTTAGCGGGAGGAACGTCTGCCCACTGGAATCCGTAGCGCTTAAAGCCACTCCACCCCAGATTCCAAGCCAGCCAGACTTCACCGGGAAACGGCTGTCTGCCTAACTGCGTAGACAGCCTGACCTTCAGGACAGTTAGCCAGGTGCGAGCATACTCGCGCGCTCTGATTGGGGCCTTGGCGTCAGAGTAAGGGTAGACGGCCAGCCCGGCCTTAAGCCGTACAGCCGAGCAGTCGGACCACGCGGCAGAGTGCCACTGAAGGCATCCGATAGCCTTTCCCCCATCCCCGTTTGGGGTCTTAGAGCCGCGGCCAGAGGACTCGACCTGTTCGACCGCCTGAACGACTGCCTCTGGGATGGCCTCAGAGACGAGCAAGGCGGCTGATAGGGCTAGGATTAGGGTCATAGGGTTAAAGGGCTTTGGCGGTCACTCTGGGTGGGTTAGCCGTCAATCTCTAGTTCTTGGGCGGCATCACGTATGGCAAGGATGAGGCCGGGCACGCCGTCGGCATCAATCTCGGCCCCCTCTGCGTCGAGCACTGCGATGATTTCGGTTTCCTCCCAGTCGAGCTCCCAATGGCCGCGTTGCTCAGTCCCGAACTCATGATCGAAGGAGTCGTCGACGTACATAGCCGGGCCATCAAGGATGACCTGGTACTCGTTGTCACGGTGGGTGATGTTTAATTCATGTTCAGCCATGGTTATAAAGTACGGAGTTTAGGGAGTTTGCGGTATTGTCGGTAGGAGTGAATAGCGTCGGATGAGACGCGGAACCGTTCAGCGGCTTCGGTGTAAGTGGCTTTATTGGCGTACGCCCAGTGGTAAGCATCGCGGCCTATCTCACTGGCAAGCTTGCCGTTCTTGGGTTTCTTGCCTCGCGTCTCTGGTGATCGGCTTGGTTTATCAGGCCAGCACCCGAGGCGCTTAAGGAGCGCTCGAGTCTCTGCGGCCTTCATGTAGTGCTCTTGAAGGGCGGCTTCCCGGACAGGCACGTACTTGTCAATTAGGTCGTTCATATCGTTGACCGAGTGGTGAGAATTATAAGGGGTAGTCATGGCTGGCCCTTGCCCTCCTTGGCGGCGTTCCAGTCAATAACAGATGTCCAATCATTTATGCTACCCGACTTCGCATTGTTTGGGGTAACGCATTTGCTTAAAGCAGTGTAATGAACAGCAAGCAAATCCCCTGCCTTGGTCAGCCGCACAACCTCGGCTTTGAGGCGGGCGTTCTCAGCCTGTAGTTTTTCAATCTCCTTGTTGCAAGAGATAATAGCCTGATCCGCAATCTTCAGCGGAATCATTCTGCCTTCGTAAAAATCGCTCATAGGATATTGAACCAAGCGCGACCTGCGTTGATGTCGGTTTCAATAATTAAAGGTTCAGCCGCACGCTTAGTTGCCTCATGGGCGGCTTCGATAAGCATCAGCTTAGCCTTAGCCACTGACAGGTCACGCGTATGCAGGAGCCGGTTCACGTGCTCAACCTCAGAGGCCATGAACCGCGTAGCAACTTGCTTAGGTGATAATTGATTACTCATGGATCTCGGCGTCTGGGTTGATAGCGTGACCCTTGATGATGGCGTCGTTCAAGTCATCGTTGCGCTGACGCAGATACTTAATCTCCTTGGACTGCTCATTGATGACGGCCTGTTGCAGGTCGACGCAACGGTCGGCCTTATCGGCGTAGGACTTAAAGGCGCCGACTGCCCGGTGAAGGTAGCGGACGGTTAGCCAGGGGTTAAGCCACCAGAGAGTCGGGAGGCGGTCGGGTCGGATGATGTTCATGGGGTTATGCGGGAATAGATTTGCGGGCCTTGCGCTTAGCATACGCACGTTGAAGGATAGCCTTGTACCGTTCTGGGTTTGCCGCTTGCCATTTTCTGGCAACTTCAATTCGGACTTTGCGGTTTTTCTGGTAATAACGTTGCAAGTAAACCTTACATTTATCGCGGTTAGCCTTCTGCCATTCTTTAGCATAGGTTAAATATTTCTCCGGGTTGGCTTCTCGGCAAAGACGAACCTTGTATGCTTTTATTTCTGCGTCAGTCATGGGTAGTAAGGAACGGTGGGAAGGATCAGGCATTGGTCTTGTATTTGCCACGGCGCTTAAGGTTGACCCAAGGCGTGTCAGTGATGGCAAGCCACTTGCGTAGGGTGCCAACGGTGGTGCCAAGAAACTTGGCGGCTTCCTCCTGAGACTTGCCGGCGGCGTTAAGCGCGGCAATCACCGGGAGGATGCGTTGAAGGCGGCGAGCGTTGAAAGCGGCAATCGGCTTAGTCAGCGGGATGACTCGACCGGCAAAGGTAACCGATTGTACGAACTGAAAGTTAGCGTCAGGCATGGGTGGGAAATTAATAGTTATTCAGGATATCCAACAGGCTCGGGCCATCGGCCAGAAAGTAGATGAACAGGGTGAGCAGGACGGTGAAGGCGAGGAGTTTCATATTAAGAATTACGAAGGTTAGTGAGTTCAATAAAACGGTCTTCAAGAATATCGATAGTTTCAAGTAGATCACAGCTCTGGTCATCAGTCATGTGACCGGATAGTGATAATTCGACGCGAGCGATATTGAGTCGGTCAATATGAAGGCGTAAGCGTTTCAAATCATAGGCGGTAGGTTTAGTAGTTTTCATGTGCGGGAGGTAAGTACCCTACCCCATCTGCAAGTACCGTAAACCATAAACCGTTATAAATATTGCCCCCCAGTTATAACGCCTTTAACCTGCCTCTTTCCCGCACGTGTTCGACCTCCGTCCCTATCAGCAAGCCGCCGTCGATGCGGTCCGAGACTCCTTCCGCTCAGGCCGTAAGCGGCCCCTGCTGGTCGCCCCTACGGGCTCCGGGAAGACCGTCATCTTTTCCTATATCACCGCCTCAGCTGCAGCCAAGGGCAACCGCACGCTGGTGCTCGTACACCGTGCCGAACTCCTGGAGCAGTGCCACCGCTCGCTCGATGCCATGGACGTGCCTCACGGCCTTATCGCCTCAGGCATGACGCCCGACCGCTCACACCTCACGCAGATCGCCAGCGTGCAGACGCTCGTCCGTAGGTTCGACCGCGTCATGGCTCCTGACCTCATCGTCATCGACGAAGCACACCACGCCACCGCCGGTGCTTGGGCATCGGTGCTCGCTCAGTATCCTGACGCACGCGTGCTCGGTGTCACCGCGACTCCGCAACGCCTCGACGGCAAGGGCCTCGGCCAAGTGTTCGACGACCTGATCCGTGGGCCAGAGGTTACAAAACTCATAGACCAGGGGTACTTATGTAAACCAGTGTATTACGCCCCCAAGACCGTGGACCTCACAGGGGTGCACATGGTGGCAGGGGATTACAACCGTGCCGAGGTAGCCGAGCGGATGGACCGACCGACCATCACCGGCGATGCTGTCATTCACTACCGCAAATACGCCGAAGGCCAGCCGTGCATTGTATTCTGCACAGGAATAAAACACGCTGAGCACGTTGCCCAGGCGTTCAACGCGGCAGGCTATAGGTTCAAGGTCATCGACGGTACTCTCGCTAAAGAAGAGCGCGCGCGCCGAGTCATCGACTTGTCCTCTGGAGCACTGCAAGGGCTGGTCAGCGTGGACATCGTCTCAGAGGGCTTCGACCTTCCCTGCGTATCGACGGCCATCCTGCTCAGGCCGACGGCATCCCTCTCCCTGCACCTTCAGCAGATTGGGCGCGTCCTGCGTCCGTCACCGGGCAAGCAACGTGCCGTCATCCTTGACCACGTTGGCAACTGTAAACGGCATGGACTAGCCGAGGAGGTCCGCGACTGGTCGCTCGACGGTGTACGTAAACGCGTACGTAATAACATACAGGATGACATACAGAGCACTCGCCAATGCCCGGAGTGTTATGCAGTCCATACCCCAAGCCCGGCCTGCCCGCAGTGCTTGCACGTCTACGAAATTAAAGACCGCATCCCTGATATGGTCGATGGCGAGCTAGAGGAACTGAAGGCACGTGAGGCCATCCGAGGACGTAAGCGGGAGCAGGGCACTGCTCAGACCCTTGAGGACCTAATCCGCGTAGGCAAAGCCAGAGGCATGAAGAACCCTTACGGCTGGGCCAACAACGTGTTCAAGGCACGGCAACGCAAATGAGCGAAGCCGCTATCCAGCAGGACATCCGACTGTCCCTGGGTAAGTGTCCCGCCGTTCGGATGTTCCGCAATAACTCCGGCGCATACAAGGACCCCCGCTCTGGCCGCGTCATACGCTACGGCCTGACCACTGGCTCGGCTGACCTAATTGGCTGGCAGACGCTTACGATCACGCCTGACATGGTCGGCCAAAGGTTTGCCCGGTTCCTATCCGTAGAGGTTAAGGCCCCCAATGGCAGGCTAACCCCAGAGCAGGAGACTTGGCGGGCGGCTGTCCTGAAGGCCGGTGGTATCGCCATAGTCGCGCGCTCGGTCGAGGACGTACAGTTTCTGGTTGCCTGACCGCAACCCTGCCGACACCTTGGGCCATCCCGCACCCTATGGCTCCTCGTCTCGACTTCGCTACCGTCAATGCCGCCGCGCTTGGCTCCCTTGAATCCCTCTGCTGTGAATGGTTCCCCGCTGGCAAGAAAGACGGCCATGAGTTTAAGGTCGGCTCAGTCCGAGGTGAACCTGGCTCCAGCCTCTCAATCAATCTGACTACTGGTAAATGGTGCGACTTCGCCGGTGACGATAAAGGCTCCGATCCTATCTCCCTGCTCGCTGCCATCAAGGGATGTAAGCAAGGCGAAGCCGCCCGCGAACTAGCCGAGCGTTTATCCCTTGGCGTTACCTCTGCTACCGCCCCGCGCGCTGAGTATGAGTCCAAGCCATCAGCTGCGTCCGAGTGGGAACCTCTGCCCCACGCTCCAGACGGTTGCCATGAGCCGGATCTTAACCACTACAAGCACGGCCAGCCTGTTGCCACTTGGCCTTATCTCACCGCCGAAGGTAACCGCGTCGGCCTGATCTGCAGATTCGACCTAACTGATGGCTCCAAGGAAGTCCTACCCATCACTTGGTGCGAGCACGTGTCTGGCAAGCAGTCGTGGCGATGGAAGTCCTTTGCCAAGCCTAGGCCGCTTTTCAATCTGCCGAAGGTTGTCCACGCCGACGCTAACAAGTGGGTGCTGGTTGTTGAGGGCGAGAAGACCGCCGAGGCCGCCAGCCGTCTGCTACCTAACCTCACCGTCACGACCTGGTCAGGTGGCTCCAAGGCCGTCAGCCTAGCCGACTGGTCGTCCCTTGCTGGTCGTCGCGTCTTGTTCTGGCCTGATGCCGACGAGCCGGGCCGCAAGTGTATCGAGCTAATCCGCAAGCAACTACCAGATGTCCGCATCGTCACCCCTCCCGCTAACGTGGCCGAGGGCTGGGACCTTGCCGACGCTGAGGCCGAAGGTTGGACTACCGACATGGTACGCGCTCACATCAGAGGCGAGCCTATTCCCCGCAAGGATGCGGAGATTAGCACTACTCAATCTACGCTAGTTCCGCCCCCTCCCGAAGTGCTTGAGGCTATTGACTACGCTAACCTTGATGCTCAGCCCCTCCATGAGCCCGACCCGGTGCAGGAAGACCCTTGGCCGTTCCGAGTGCTCGGTCATGACGATGGCGTTTACTTTTACCTACCCGACTCCTCTCAGCAGATTGTCAGCCTCACCGCTAACGATCATAAACACTTGCCGTTCCTCAGACTCGCTGGTGCTAACTGGTGGGAGTCACACTTTCCCGGTCGTGAGGGAGCCGATTGGAAAGCCGCCGCTAACGCTCTAATCCAAGCCAGCCACCGCGAAGGCATCTTTGCCCCGCGTAAAGTCCGTGGCCGTGGCTGTTGGGTCGATGAAGCCCAAGTTATCTTCCACGCTGGCGACCGTCTCCTGATTGGTAACGAGGAACGCTCTATTCCATCTTTCAAGTCTAAGTGGATATACACTCAAGGCCAGCGCCTCGAGGCCGATCAGGCTGAACCGTTATCCAATGCTGAGGCCGCACGCCTCATGACCCTCACCGATATGATGAACTGGAAGGAACCTATCTACTCTAAGTTCTTTGCTGGGTGGTGCGTCATCGCCCCAATTTGCGGCGTGCTAGGCTGGCGTCCCCATATCTGGGTTAACGGACCGTCTGGCTCTGGTAAGACGTGGCTCCTGAATAACATCCTCGACCCTCTGGTGGGCCGCCTAGCCCTTTCGGTGCAGTCTGCGACTACTGAGGCCTTTATCCGTCAACGCCTACGCTCCGACGCTCTGCCTGTCGTGTTCGATGAAGCCGAGTCCGAAGACAAGCGCGGCCAAGCCCGGATGCAGTCCATCCTTGAACTCGCCCGTGCCGCGTCAGCTGAGACGGGAGCCGGTATCGGTAAGGGTTCAGCCTCAGGCAAGGCCATGGAGTATCAGATACGCTCGTGCTTTGCTTTCGCCTCCATCGGTGTGGCCGCTAACCAGCGCGCCGACACTAGCCGCATAACATCCCTTGAACTCCGTAAGGACAACACTGACGGTGGGCAGGCTCGTTTCGAAGCCCTTAAGACTCTCTGGGCCGACACTGTAGCCCGACCAGGCTATGCAGAGGGAATCCGCTCACGCTCTCTCGCCTACGCTATGGCGATCACCGAGAACGCCCGGACATTTGCCAAGGCCGTCGCCATCAAGCTAGGTGACCAGCGTATCGGCGATCAGTTGGGCGCGCTGCTCTCTGGTGCTTTCTCCCTTACCTCAACGCGAGTCTTGTCCCTTGATGATGCCACCGTTTGGGTTGAGAAGCAGAACTGGCATGGCTTCATGCCCGACGAGGCCGACCAAGACGAAGTCCGTGCCCTGGCTTGGATGCTGGATAAGTCTATCCGCTTTGAGCAAGGCGATCATACCTACACCCGGTCTATCGGCGAACTGGTGCAGGCTTACTACTCGACCGATGTCACCGTCGATGACGCGGATAACATCCGAAGTAACCTGATGCGTTCAGGCCTTAAGCTTGAAGACGCTACGGTCTGTATCTCCAATCATCACCCCGCTCTTCGTACTCTATTCGAGAACACTTCTTGGGCTGACAAGTGGAAGGATCAGTTTGCAAGAGTACCGGGAGCCGTGCACCTTTCGAGCATCCGTTTTGGGGCTTCGACCCATCGTGCGGTACGGATTCCTCGCTCTGAGTTCCTGTCCTAAAGGTTGATTGCAAGCACTGTAGGCATTTCTGCATACACGCTAAGTGTCTGTAGTGGTAAGCCTTTATGTTACTCTTAGACTGTATGCAGGTTTCCAACGATATAGCCCCCTTAATAGGATACCTCCTCCTACCCCCTCCTCTCCTCTCTCTCTCTATATCTATCTATCTATTGTTATAGGTAAGTAGTAGTAGTAGGGGACTAAACTACTATTAGCCAATGTCTTAAGGTGTATGCAAGTCCTGCATTCATCTGCATTCAAATGCATACAGCCGTGCTGAGTTATAGTGCGACTTATCAACGTAAACCACCCTAAGACTGATACGTGGTTGAGACTCAAGATAACATCCCATTAGCGCATCAAGCAGCCGTGGATGCCCACTACGATTCCTTATCACCGGCTAAGCAACGCAAGGCTAGGGCCGCTGGCTTTAAACCTTACCGCGAACTCCCACGCTCAGGTGATACAGTCATGGAGCTGAACGAAGCCAGGGCTTGCTGGCGACTCAGGCAAGGGGAAGGTGATGATGCCACGATCAGACAGCAGACCTTCGACCGTGATGAAGTCCTCGCCGTACTCTCGGTCGTGCTCGACTCTATCGGTCGCAAGCGCTGTCCGGCTATGCGTGGTCAAGCTGAGGTCATCCGTATTGGACTAGGCATAGGCAGTAAGTTAACCATGAAACAGGTTGGGAAACTGCTTGGCTGTAGTCGTGAAGCCGCAATGGGGCAGGTATCCGCGTTTAAAGCACGTCTAAACAATGGTATTTCTGCTGTAAAATCTACACACGAGAAAACAGGGCAAAAGGGGGGTCTAAGGAATCTTTTATGATGCCGCTATATGCCGCGTGGCTTGCCACCCCGTCGTTTTTTTTAACATGAGTTTTGAAAACGAGCAAAAAACGCCTGATTCTGAAACGGTGGAATCCCCGCGTAAGCCAGGGCGACCGAAAAAGGAACGGCCTGAGCTAGATGTGGAGGGAATCCCCGACGCAAACTTTGCCGAGACGATTGCTAAGCATGAAAGCTTGGTCGTGCTTGCTCGCGAGAAGTACGAGCGGATGCTGCGTGCCGGTGACGCTGAAGCAGGCCGTTACCAGGTCACTTATAACCAGAGTCTGAAGCAGGCCATTGCTCTGCGTGAGGAACAGGAACGCCGGAGTGTGTTTGCCCGTGAACAGATTCCTGCGGTCGAAGCGCGCGAAGCGATGCTGCGTCTGGCTGGGCTGATCGTCGAGCGGCTAGACGCGCTTGGCTCAGAGTGCGGTGAGAACTGCAACCCGAAGGACCCCATCAAGGCTATCGGTGTCCTGACCGATTGGGCGAGAGACGCTCGCGAGAAGGTAGCCCGGGTGGCCGGATTGTTCGAGGAGCCTGGAGCATGAACGCTAAGGAACTGTTTGAGGAAGGACTGACTGTCGTAAGGCCATCGGCCTTGAGCGACCCGGTCGCATACTTGAAGGAGAATGTTAAGAAGATTCCTGCTGGCGTGTTTGATGGTGGGTACAATCCTAAGCGTTGGCCGTGGATTGCAGAAGCCGTGCGGATTTTCAATGCGCCGACGACTAGCCGGATGTTTATGCCCTGGGCCATCGGCTGCGGGAAGACGCTGACATTGAAACTGATTGCAACTTACCTGATGGCAAACCGCCGTGCGTCGATGGCTATCTACCTTGACTCGCAGGACAAGGCCAAGGGGTTTACGCTGAACGAGCTGCGGCCCCTGTTCGAGCAGGTCGCTGACATCCGCTCGCAGATGAGCGCCGACGACAACGATAAGTCAGGCACGCTTCGGTTTGCGGATGGATGCCTGATTCACAACCGCTCGGCCTCGACCGAGAAGCACCTGCAGAGTCTGCACGTCCGCTACGTCCTAGGCTCGGAGATCTGGCAGTGGCCTAATGGGGCGATCGCCATGAGCATGAGCCGACTGAAGGCGGCGGCGTTCGCGTCGAAGGCGGTGTACGAGAGCCAGCCAGGAGACATCGAAGGACAGGGCGCAGAGTTCTGGAAGTTCTACCTGATGACTGACCAGCGTCAGTGGATGTTCATCTGCCCGGTCGAAACGTGCCAGCATCGGCAACCGTGGCTATGGGATTACATCAGATTCCCAGAAGGGGCTAAGGGCATCGACGGCTGGGACCTTGAGGCCGTGCAGAATGGAACGACCTACGAGTGCTCGAAGTGCAAGACGCGGCTTGAGGACAACGACGAGGTCCGCACGACGTGCAACGAGGTCGAACGCGGCGCTGGGTTTGTAGCTACAGGCCACGCCGAGAAGGCCGGGTATGTCGGCCTGCACGTCAACGCTTTGGCGTCAACGAGCTGGGGGTCTCTGGCCGTGGATACCATCAAGGCAAAGCAGGTTGCCGAGATGGGCGACATAACCCCACGCAAAATATTTAAAAATCAGTTTTTGGCCCAGCCCTGGTCAGACGAAACCGGATCACTAGTTGTATCGACCGAGTCCTCGGACTACGCCATGGCAGACCCTTGGGATGCCGTGGCCTACATCGGCCCACGCGGCCAGATTGTGGACAAGGCCGACGCGCCTGATGGTTCGGTTAAGTTCCTTACCATGGCTATCGACTGCCAGGGTGACCACCTTTGGGTTGTGCTTAGGCAGTGGGCGCGTACAGGGCATAGCCGCCTAGTCTGGTTCGGAAAAGTTATGAGCACCGATGGCCTAACAGATTGGAGTGGAATAGATGCCTTAGTGGCAAAGCATGGGGTGCATCCGCAGCTTGTTATGGTAGACTCTGGTGACGGTAATTCTACGCAGGAGGTCTACAAGCAATGCGCTACCCGTGGCTGGCAGTGTGCTAAGGGTTCAGGCCAGGAGTATTTCAACGTCAAGACAAAGGCCGGTGATGCGGTGCGTCGGTTCTACAACACGCCCACGGCTATTCACGTGCCGGGCGTCCGAAACCCCACGACGCTGGTCGTGTGGTCGAATCTCTCGGGCAAGGATTTATTCTGGGGCACAAGAGCTCGCCGCGTGTTTAGTTTTGCCCGTGATGCCTTGCCTGACTACATCGCCCAGCTCGATTCCGAGATCAGGACAAAAGAAGCCGGGAAGCCTATCTGGCGTCTGCGTCAGGGTGTTAAGCATAACCACGCTCTTGACTGTGAGCTACTCGGTATGCTCATAGCCGCACGATGGGGGCTGATAGGCAGGGATGAGCCTCAAACCTTACAAACCCCGCAATAGTTATGCTTGGCATCTATGTAGGCGTCGATGAAGACACCCTCCTGCAATACAAAGCGGAGGCCCTTGCTGACTTGGGCAAGGCTGTCACTAGTTACAGTGATTCAGGCACTTCGGTAAATAAACAATTCGGGATGCCTCCTGCTGCCCGGATTCAGGAAATCAATTTCGCGTTAAGCCGTATCGATAGTTCCCGCTATGGCGGTGCTCATACTTCTGTCCAGATTAACTGGTCCTCGCGTGTTGATCTCTAATGGCTTCTAAGAAACCTACCTCAAAAGCCAAGGCGGCTAAGAAGCAACCCTCTGCGAGTTACTCGCAGTTCGCAAGCACGACGCAATCCGGCGCGCGCCGTATGCTGTTTATCGGTGGTGTGAATGACCAGCGCAAGGAAGTTACCTCTGCAACCAGGACCGCCATGATGGCGAAATCCCGTTGGGCTGTGCGTAACAGTCCAATCTATAAGCAGTGCGCTGACGAGGCCGTTTTGATTTCTGTCGGTGATGGCCTTGTGGCTCAGTCACTGGCTAAGAATCCGCAGACTGCGGTGGCCTACGATAAATACTTCCGCGACTGGTCAGTGCGTTGTGACCTCACCCGGCGTTACAACCTCGGACAGTTGCAGACCATGTGGATGCTAGGAGCCTTGATTGATGGCGATAGTTTTGGCATCCTGACCAACGACCCTAAGACCGACGTGCCAGCCATCCAGATTCTAGAAGCTCATAGGGTCGGAACCCCTCGCGATGAGATTGTCGATAATAACGTGGACGGTGCGTACCTTGGAAAGTTTGGTGAAATTGTGGGATGGAATGTCTATACTGACGATACTCAGAACCGTTATATACCCTCATCGGCCATGCTTCAGATTATGGAGTTTGAACGCCCCTCTGCAGTACGAGGTTACCCGGTGCTGCAGTCTAGCCTCAATAGCGTGCAGGATCACCTAGAGGTCTTCGGTCTAGAAGTCCGTGCGGCCCGCGACTCGGCAGATCACACGTTAATCCTGAAGAAGCAGGGCGGCGTTTTGCAGGATGACCCTGCCGCTCGATTCTCCGGCGACGCTAACTCCTGCGAAAAACTTGCCAGCCAGATGGGCGGTAAGATGCTGGTGGTAGATACCAATGAGGATTTATCCCAGCTAAGTCAGACTCGCCCTTCTCCTGCTTGGATTGGCATGATGACCGCCATCGAGCGCGACATCGTCCGTCTACTCCCTTACGAATATCAGGTAACCCCTGGCGTCCTCGGCGGTTCGTCCGTCAGACTGGTAGCCGGTCGTGTGTCACGATGGGCCAACAAGTGGCAGTCCATTCTCATCGATAGCCTAGACCGCGTATACGATTACGTTATCGCAGACGGCATCGCTAAGGGTAAGATTCCAGACGACCCCGACTTTAACCGCAAGTCTTGGATCACGCCCCGCGACATCACCGTGGACGCTGGCCGCGAAGCCTCGCAAGACCGGGCCGACCTCCAGATGGGTCTCACGACAGCTCAGGCTATCCTCGGTAAGAAGGGTATGACCTACGACGAAGTCCTAGAGCAACGTGCTGTCGAGATGGAGAAGCTCGTACAGAAAGCCAAGGACCGCAGCCTGCCGCTTTGGATGCTCTACCAGTCTGCCTTCAATTGGCTCCAGCAGGGTCAGGCTTCGGCGCAGACGCCTTCTGACGTTGCGGACAACCTCGATATCCCCCCTCCCCCAGAAACCCCTTAACCAATGAAGTGCTTAATCTCAGGATTGTCCGGCCAAGAGCCGATGCTAATTGACCCCATCAAGGCGGCCAATCACATGAAGTACGCCGAGAAGTACGGCGTTATCGACGGCGTGCTCGATATGTTTTTTAACCCTGTCGAGAAGCCGTACGTTACTCAGTCGGGCACGGGCGTAATCACAGTGAAGGGGGCCATGGGGCTTGGCCTTTCCAAGTTTGAGCGCATGACCGGTGGCGTAGACATGGAAGATATCACTAACCAGATTGACGATATGCTGGCTAACCCGGCTGTGCAGCGTATCGCTTTCAACGTCTCTTCTCCTGGTGGTACTGTCCTCGGAACCCCTGAGCTTGCCGACAAGGTCGCAGGCATCCCGCTTCCTACCATGGCTTACACTAAAGACATGATGGCATCAGGGGCGGTCTACGCATTTAGCCAAGCCGATCAAGTCGTGGCTAGTAACAGCGCCTACGTCGGCTCCATAGGTGTAATCATGGTTGATGAGTCCTATGCGGCTTACTACGAACAAATCGGCCTCAAGATGGAAATCTTCCGCGCTGGAAAGTATAAGGCGGCCAATGTGGCAGGAGAGGGCTACTCTGACGAGATGCGCGCTGAAGAGCAGGCCCGCATCGACGCCATGCATGAACAGTTTAAACAGGTCGTACTGCGTAAGCGCTCGATGGCTAACCGTGCCGACATGGAAGGCCAGATTTTCACGGGCGAAGAAGCCGCAGCTAAGAATCTTATCACCGGCCTTGCTACGTCCTTTGCCTCTGCCTTGGCATCTTTCGAGGGTTCGGATGGTCAGGACGCTAAGCGAATTACCATGGCTAAGACTGGCAAGAAGGCTAAGGCCATCGCCAAGCCATTGGCATCCGTTGAACTTGAGCCCGAAGTCATTGACCTTCTTTCCCCGCGTCAGCGCGAGATGGTCGATAACTATTCAGATATCGAAAAAACGTTCGGAGCCTTTGACCAGGGCGTTGGCCCAGACGGTGCTCACTATGGCCCAGTTTCACCATTCGCTTCTGAAGGACTACTTTGCCAGAACTGTGTTTTTTATCGTGGCCCACGCGGCTGTCAGCTAGTATCCGGTGACATCGATCCAAACGGAATCTGCAAACTGTGGGTGATTCCTAACCTTACCTAATCCGCAATAGTATATGACTATCGAAGAGCGCGCTAAGGCTGCTGAAGCCTCCGTCCTTTCCCTGACCGCCGAACGCGACGATCTCCGCAAGACCGTCGAGGCTTCGGTCGTTAACGTCTCTGCTGAGCTTGACGCTCTCAAGGTTGAGTCCGCTGCCCAGTCCCAGAAGATTCTGGAACTCGAAGCCGCTCTCGCTGAGGCTAACGCCAAGAACGCTGAACTGGAAGCCTCCAAGGCTACTGGCTCCGTCGAAGCCGCTAACATCCTCGCCGCCTCTGGCGTTGACCCGGTCGCCGCTCCTGTCGTTTCTGGCGCTCTCGGTTCCATCTGCGAGCAATATGCCGCAATGCCTGCAGGCGCTGAACGTCGTGCGTTTTTCAAACTGCATAAGGCAGTCCTCTTTTCCTCCAAATAATCTACTACCCAATATAACCTACCATGGCTAATACCATCAACAGCGCCCTGATCGTTGACACAGTCAGCGAATACGGCCTTACCAAACTCGCGAACCGCCTCGCTGCCCTCAGCCTTTTCACCACGGATTTCTCCGCTGATGTTAAGCGCCCTAAGGACATCGTTCAAGTTTCGCTCTCCACTGCTGGCTCGACGACCGTAACTAACCCTACGGACTTCTCGACCATCGGTGCAACCACCCTTGGCGCTTCTGCCGTCACGCTCGCTCACCTCTACCAGCCTTTCGGTTTGGCTTACGGTGACATCCAGAACGGCATCAAGCTTGAACGCTTGGTTAAGATCAACATGGATAAACTTGCTGACGCCATCTGGGATGCCGCTACTGCTCCTATCACCGTCGCTAACTTCGGAGCCGCCACCGTCACCGGTGCTGACTCTACCGTTACCCCTGGCTCTGCTAACCTCCGCGCTCTCTGGGCCGGTGTTGCAAAGGCTGACCGTAAGGCTCTGATTGTTAACACGGGCATTTACAGCAACCTTATCCCAACCAGCACGACCTCCCTGCCTCTCTCGGCTGGTGCTTATGGTTTCGAAGCTGGTGTTTACTACGCTTCTGCTTTCAACTCCGAAGCCAAATTGGCAGGATTTGCTTGTGCTCCTGAAGCCATCGCAATGGCCGCCGCTGCTCCTGACTTCTCGGCTACGCAGAATGACTTCCTCGTTAGCGAGTCCATGGTTATCCCTGGTCTTGGCTTGAGCATCTTCTACAATGTCTGGGGTGATCCTACCACTCGTAACCTCGTTGGCTCGTTCGAGCTGATGTTCGGCGCGAATAAGGGTATCACGACCGGAACGATCGCTTCGGTTTACAACCCCTAATCTGGGCTGACGGTCTAAGACAGCCCCCAGCAATGGGGGCTTTTTTGTATCTCCAATTCCCTACCCTCCCCACCTATGAGCATTTACGATACATTTCTCCCAGATTTCCAAGGTCTGCTAGCCGATATAGGCGTCCCGGCTACGGTCGGCTCCGACCTGTTCCTCGTTGGACTCTCGCGTCCGATGAATACCCCTAAGTTTGACTCTGGTGGTTTCACCGACCAGAAGATGTGGACGGTGCGTTTTGCCGCCGCTACGGCCCCTTGGACGGCTTCTGACGGTAGGGTTGGAGGGCAGGTAGCAACTCTGGCCTCTGGGGTCCCTATAGCCGCCCTAGGCGAAGGTAAGAAATTGACCGTCAATGGGCAAGTCCTTCGCATTAAGGGACAGTCCTACAAGAAAACTAGCGCCGTCATCGAGCTAGACTGCATCGACGATAACCAGTAATGGCTAAGAAGAGCCGCATTGATCCTAAGAGCAAAGCGGACTTTGACGCGGCCATAGCTCAATTTGCCGAAGAGGTGAAGGTTTCCGTTGAAATAATCACTAACGAGCAAATGCGGCTAATGCTTAGGGATGCTATGACCTTTACCCCGCCTATGCCTAAGGGTGGTGGTCGCGGCCTAAGCGTTGCCGCTCATAAGTCTGGTATGGGCAAGTTAGCCAAGGACGTTAATCGCATCTTTATTCCGATGGATAAACCCCGAAGGAGTATGCCGGTCATCTTGCGCCAGGTTATTAACATGGTTAAGTCTGATGACCGTGGTGGTTATCTCGAACTCTCGACTACGATGGGAAAGAAGAACGATGGGCGTTTATCCGGTATCTCTCCCATTATGCGTAAGATTCTCGACGACACGGACTGGGAGCGTGGCTTTAAGAAGGCTAAAAACTACTTAAGCCGTGCCAATATCTTTGGGCAAAAGACCGCAATCGAAGGGCCAACCAACGACCTACGCGGCATCCATGATAGATATAAAAACAAGGTTAATGGACGATGGCCCAAGGGAGCCCCTGTTGGTGGCCCTCAATACATGGTAGATTCGGTTAATTTCCTGCAAGCCTACATAGCCGAACGTCAACTAATGGTTGGACGCGTCAAGGCAGGATGGGCGGCAGCCATGAGATTAATCCCTCCGCTGGTAACCTCGAAAGGCAGTGCTCGTAACCTTGGGGTATATGATGCCCCCTGGGTTGATCGTAATCGCTCAGCCATGGGTCAGTTTTCCATGCTTAAGACTGGGAGCCGGGTAATGATGGAGGCCACTAACATGATAGGTAACATTAATAATGTTTCTTCCGACGCAGGTACGGAAAACATTGTGTATGGTAACAGAGTTAAGCAGATTACTGCTACCGTTGAGGCTCGCAAAAGAGACGCAATAAAACGCGCTAATCGCAGAAAATAACAACTTTATGGGCACTATATCCGCACGACAAATCCTCGAAGCCGTTATCGCTTCTCACCTATCCGACCAGACCGAACTGACTGGAGTATCTATCTATACCGGAGACGGTGCAGATACTAACGTACTGCCTAAGCTCATTGTGCTCTGCGATTCGGCTCGAACGCCTAACGACTTACCCCAAGGACTGGGTAACTATATGTGCGGGACTCGCGTTACCATTTTCTCAAGCGCCGACGATAACACCCTGGTAGAACACCGGGCAAGATGTGCAGCTGTTGCCGGGGCTATGCAGGACCTGACAGCCATCAAAGCCAAGTTCGTGGCCGGAGGCGATGCGGCGTGCTACGACGTCACCCCTCAGTCCGAAGATGAAGGGGTAAATGAGCGCTCGTGGGCGTCTGTTATGAGCTACGATATCCTGATCGTGGTCAACCCTCAGGCATAACCTTACCCCCGAAACAATAGTATATGGCCGCCATAGTTAAAGGAATTACCGCAATTTATGGTATGGAAGACACCACCGTATCTAATGCCGTGGTGCAATCATATACCAATGATGGTGAGTTTAACAACGAAACGACTATTGTAGATGAGACAGGCCAGACGATTACCTGGCGTGGTGACGACCGTAAAACGCAAATCACTGTAGAGTTGATTGCCAAAACTTCTTCGATTCCTGAGCTGGGTGCTAGCTTTTCAATTAATATCAACACCGATGCGGCTTATACTGACGGTTCCGCATCGACAGTTTTCTCCGGTTGGGTAACCAAGGTTTCAGATAAGGGTTCTAACAAGTCTTATTCTGCTGTAACGGTAACTGCTGTCGGTTACGAGGCCGTAGTCTAAACGATGGATAAGCGCGCCATTAGCGCGTTTACTGACCCGGCGCGAATCTCGATGCTGGGTCGGTTAGTTTTTCCGTTCTCACTACTTAGCCGGGTGCATTTAGAGGCGGCTGAATCTCCTTTTGTTAAGCCATCAACTACAGTCCGTCCGCTCGACCTTTTGATCGCGGTAAAGATATGCGCTCAAGAGCCCATCAATAAGCTAAGCCTAAAGGACTATTACTACCTAGGTCGCTTAAATGCTAACGAAGCATACTTTGTTAAACAGTTAGCCCGGTTCTCTGAGTACGTATTAATTGAAGCTTGGCCTAAGTTCTGGGAAAAGAAATCCAAACAGCAAGACGTCTCCGGCATCCCCTGGACGCTTACGGTAGTAACTAATCTGATCCGTAATGGTATCTCAGAGGAACGAGCATGGACCATGCCTGAGTCGCAGGCCATTTGGCTTCATTCTTCGTTTGCGGTAGCGCAAGGAGCTGACATAAAGATACTCACATCCGATGACGAAGAACTCCTCGAACGCCTTGAAAAAGAATGAGTAATTCCGTCAAATATAGCATCGATGGGGATACTAACGCCGAGCAAGTCTCAGGCCGCGTCAAGGCTTCGCTAACCGGCTTAGACAAGCAGATGGATGGTATCGGTAAGAAGTTTGGCAGTTCGTTTAAGGATATCTTCCTGTCATTCCTAGGACCTATGGCTTTGCTCGGAACGGCCATGGGGTTCATTGGTAAACTGATTGCGGATAATCAGAAGAGGGTTGAGGATGCCAATCAAGCCGCTATTGATGGAACTAATAAATTGATGTCCGCTGAGGATAAATACTGGGCTAGCAAACGTAATAACGAGAAGAAGGCAGAAGCAACCGTTGAGGAAGCAGCAACTGCTCGCGAAAATACTACTAGGCAATTTTTAGAAGAGGATCCAAGGGGTAAACAAATGTTCGATGAGGCTTATGTTCAAAAAGTATTTGGTCATCCTTTTAGAAAATATCATGGCACTATTGCTGGTAACCCAGAAATCCAAGCTAAAGTCCAAGCCCTCATTGCCGAGGACATGAAGGCTAACCCTTTACCAGCTATGGCTGGCAAGGACACCAATTTCCAAGGCCCGTCAGGTTTCTCAAATATCATCGGCGTAGGAGCCAACCCGGTGCTTGAGAATATGACTCGTCAGACTGACATCCAGCAACAGATCCTTGAGCACTTGAAGGGTAGCAAGCCTATGCTTGGCATAACCGACGTAGACTTTACAAAAGGTAATCCAAGCATTAACTATACTACCTAACCATGGCACGAATTGATAAAGGCGACGCACTATCCGTTTCACAATTACAACCTGGTTGGACTGTGCAGTCTGATGGTTTCGGCCTAAACACTGGAACGGTTACGTTTAAAGTTAATGCTGATGACGCGGCAGAACTAGACGTACGTGGGCTTGCTTTCCCAAAATCGCCATACACCTATATGAAGGCTCATAAAGCTTCTATAACTTACGACGCATTAAACATAGCGACGATGCGAATCGACTATGTAGGTATTGATTCAGAAGTAAATAGCGGCAGCATGACCAATCCGAATTGCCAAGCTGCCAATGGCTTGACGTCGGAAAACATTACGGCGCATCCTAACTTCTTTGCTGCTCAAGAAGGTTATCTTGGGGCCATTGCCGGGCCTGCACCTTATACGCAAGACTCGGTTGATAATCTTGCTCCAACGGTAAACAAGGCTCCTGCATTTCTTGGTCTTAACGGATCATGCTTTGAACGTCAAAACGGAGGCCGTTTCATTGGCTTTGTTGACCCTACTTATCCTCAGTATTATGGAAAGACTCAGTACCTGTCTCCGACAACTACTTACTCTGGCATCATGTATGTTGACAGTGAGGAGGGTGTTACGGTTCTTGTTGAATTGCTTAACACAAGTAACACGACACGAAGTTGGAGCACCTTTCCGCTTTTGCCTGCATGGGCTCCAATCGGAACCGGGTTTCAAGGTAACCCTGTAAACTTGCTTTCTCAAGTTAACGTTGAGGAGTTTGGTGAGATATTTAAAATTAACTACGAGATTAGGTACTCACGGGTAGGTTGGGAAATTGACGTATACAAAAAGCACGCCTAACCCATGGCTACTCAACCAGGAGTAGGCTATACGTTCACGTCCTCGAGCTTGGGGACTAACCTCACTATCGAGCAACCTTGGAGCGAGTGGGACGGAAGTGGTGCTAAGTCCTTTGAGCAGTTTGAAATATCTGTTAATAAAGTTTCCGGTGGAAATTATCTCATAAGCGTATGGAACGGATCGTGCGTATTTACCCAGCTCGATGGTACTGACCAGAAGGTCATCTATCAATATCAGGCTTCTAACAGCGCGGCCACGAAGGTAGTCGGGACAAATCCAAGTTACATTAATAATACCGCTGGAGCATCGGTTAGCGGACCGGGTGGACACATTGTAACGGGTGCAGGTAAGTGGGCGGTACATATCATTCAAGTCACCAATCAGGATGACGATATTCCCCCGGTGATTGTATTTGTTCCATACGCATCAGGCGACTGGTCAACCGTATTGCCAATCGATGTTCCTAATGGACTTATCCCAGCTTTTGACGCGTACACTGATCCATGCTATCAGTTGATGAATGTCGGAATTATTGAGTGGGTTACTGACAAGTTTGTAATCAATCAGAAACTCATTGGGTCGCTGACGATGCCTGAGCCTATCAAGACAGGCCAGACTATGCCTACCCAAGATGAGGTTCCCTATACCCCTTCGCCGTATGAATGCCGGGCAGGTTACTTAATCCGCGAAGGCGAAAGCACTAAACGTATCCTTCAGATTGGAACAGGATCTTGCGGATATACGGACAGCAATATGCCCCTTATTAAGACGGGGGCATTGACTAACTATTGGCAGGCAGAACATCGAAAGGCTAACCTCTTCCCCACGGGTTCCCAAGAGGATGGCGGAGAGTCCGAAGGTACCAGCGTTTGGATGATGAATGGCGGGGGCTATGATCTTGATGCCGGAAGCTACAGCGTCTTTGTCGCCAAATGGGACATTAAGAGTGATGCCCTGCCAAGCGGCGGCGGCGCCATCACGGCCACCCCCGCTCTGATGATTGTCAAATGGGATGACCTTAATTCCTTTTTCGTAGAAACTGGCCCTTCGTATTATACCAATACGATGAACGTCCACAAGATGACCGGGTACGCGGCTACGGGCGACGATGACACCGATTGGGGTAATTGTCATACCTCCTGGTACAACCCGATGAAGTTCGGTTATAACGTCAAGTTTGTGGCCGACATATTTGTTACAGAGCAAGGCCAGCCCTCTTGCGATATCACTACCCTACAAGAGCATTCGGCTACGGCTAACCGCATCCTTAAACTTGAGTTTAGCGACCTTAATTCGTCAGGTACAATTACTTTCAAATATGATGGAGCAGAATCCGGAGCCTTTGATCCATTCCAAGAATCAGCCCGTCAGCTGAGCAATGCCCTTCAGCAAATCGACGCGTTGAAAAAGAACATTATCGTGACGGCCGGCAGCGACCTCATCTTTTATGTAGAGTTTATCAATAATCTTCAGCTCCGTTCTACTTTTGACATCGAAATAGGGACTAACTCATTAAACCCTCTTAAGAAGGTAGAGGTCACCCAGTACGCCACTGGGCTTATCGACGTGTCTATTGACCTTCAGTTCAACGGAACGCAGTTGATGAATGAGAAGGATTGGACGGAAGCCGATGACTATTATAATTATAACTTGGAAAACGACTGGGTAGATGTCGTAAATCGTGCTGAAGCCATTGCCTATGAAGTGCCTGGAGGTTATACTCTTGATGCCACCGTCGAGCCTCTCATCGACGATACGACCCCTACGGCTTATGTTGCGGCAGGGTTTAAGGACTTCTACTTCCGTGACGGATCGTGCGCTAAGCAATTGCCAGATTACACCGTACCACCCTTCACGGTCTATCCAGGCTCCGAGGATGGCAAATGGAAGGTTCAACCCGGTACGCTCAACGACTACGTTCCCGACAATATGGAGTCAGAGATTACGGCCTCAAGCGGCATGATTTACCTGAAGATATCCAACACGGATGGCCAATACCCAGGCGATACGCTTACCATTGAGACGGACACAACGACCCCTGTTGATAGCGACGAGTACGGTTACATCACGCTGGCCGAGATTACGTCGGCTACCACGGCCAATCAGTTTGTCACTGGATCACTGTGGTCACAGCGCCATAAGTTCACTTCGCCTAACTCGGCATCGTACTTCTTCTACCGCGTTTAAATATGGCTAACGAAATATTTAGGCCGATGACGCCGTCTTCGTTTAAGTTCGGATATTACGTTAGCGGCTTTGACGAAAACTATGCTGAAAAATATCAACCTGTTTGGACTCCCTACACCCCTTTGGCTCCCGTAGGTGGACAAGGTTATTTAGGCGATTTTACTAATTACGAAATGACTGAGTTCACGTCAGGGTGCAATGCTCCAAGGTCTGGGGTATTTGGCGGTCAGGACTCAGCTGTCTATCAGGCCGTTCCGCTTGGTGAATTTAATGAATGGGTCGGCAAAGGCCCCCTCCCAACGGGTGGTGTTTCTGGAGCATCGCCCGGTAGAATGGTTTTTGATTTTATCGAAGAATACCGTGGTGACCTCGATCCGCCCGGGACGGCGATACACGTTGAAATTGATACCACTGAATGTAGCAATAACCACCGCCCATGGATTGGACAAACCGTTACCTTTAGGGCTAAGGTTAAAACAGATACATGGGTTGATGATGAAATAACTAACACAACTTACAGGGATATTGAATATGTCCATGAGTGCGTTTCGGGAGACTTTGCTTCATCCCCTGTTAAAGATTATCCGGATACGCCTTACGGATACACTCCTGGGGCACCGGGTAATTTCACACAGTTAATTGAGGACGTTGATTTCCTTGAGCAAAGCGTTGTCGATGGTAATGGAACGGATGAAAACTTTGACCCCGGTAAGTATCAGTCCTTCTACCCCCTTGAATACACTCGTACGGCTTACTTCGCCGTTGAAGAATAGCCCCCCGGCGGCTAACCCACCCCCTAAGCCGCCTTAAACCCTACTTTTCCCGCAATAAGTAGCATGGCAAACACCGCTTCCTTCTCGCGTGGAGACTCATTCGGGTGCACTTGGATGTGGACTCCCTCAGCTGGAGAACCCGCAAACCTGCTGGATACGACCATTACCTCGACCATCCGCGATCACTGCGGAACCGAGTACCCACTGGTTGTAACGATTGCCGAAAACGGCTTGTCATTTACGACTATCTACAATGACTCGACCTCAGATTGGGCGGTCGGTCAGGCCAACTGGGATATGCGCTTCGTATTTGACGGTAGCCCTACGGCTCACTCTGTCATTTTCCGCATCGTCATTGCGGATACCATTACCAAATCCTAAGCCATGGCTGTCATTACCGGCTCTTTCAATAGTCTCGTCGCAGGGACTATCTCTGGCGTGTTTCAGAACACTGCTGGCGGCGTCCTCTCTGGCGTCATCGGGACCCCTGGGCCACAAGGCATACCCGGGCCCCAAGGGCCTTCAGGTCAAAATGCAATATGGGGCGATATCACGGGTACGCTTTCAGACCAGACCGACCTCCAAGGTGAGCTTGACGGCAAGTTGTCGCTTACGGGCGGCACTTTGACTAACTCGTTATATACTGCAGCATTAACGGTATTGGGAAATCAGTTCGTCGTAAATCAAACCCTTGGAGGTTACGGAACATATATTAATCCAGAGGGCAATATACATGTCGTTACGGCAGCAGGACAATTTATTATCAATCCAGACGAGGGACTAACCTTCCCAGACTCCAGTACACAGACTACGGCATTTACGGGATCAGCGGCAACTGCTTGGGGAAGCATCACCGGGACGCTCTCCAGCCAGACGGATTTGCAAGGCGAGCTAGATGACAAGTTACCCCTGGCTGGCGGTGCGATGAATACCGGCGCCGAAGTTACCATTTCCGACGGTAGTAGTCACGATAGCGCGCTGGCTGGATGGGGCTTAGGAGTTGAGTTATCCAGCGATCACGCGCAAGGAACGACAGTCGAGTATAATGGCCTGAATGTTTACGACTCTGCCGGGACGATGGAGGTCACTCCAACTGGGCTGACTTTTCCAGACTCAACGGTGCAAACCACCGCTTTCCTTGGCTTCAATAACGCGGCTCTAACCGGCAACCCCACCGCCCCGACTCCGGCCACCTCTGATAACGATACCTCCATCGCAACGACGGCGTACGTCAAGGCCCAGGCGTTCGGCGACCGCTACCTGACGACCTCGACGACGAGCAACACGATTAGTAACGGTAACAAGACGTTCACCATCGGTACTGGCCTCTCGTATACGCCGACCCAGAACATCACGATTTCTTACGACGCGTCGCACCATATGCATGGCGAGGTGCTGACGTACAGCACAAGCACTGGCGTCCTGACCGTTGACGTTAATAATCACACCGGCTCGGGAACGTACGCCTCATGGGTGGTTAACGTGGGCGGCGTCACCCCTGCGACTTCCGTAGCCTTCTCGGACATCACTGGGGCAGTCTCTGGCAATACGAACTTACAGGCGGCGCTGGATTTAAAAGCCAACATGGCATCGCCAAGCCTAACCGGCACGCCCCTCTCGACCACGGCCAGCGTCTCGACGAATACCACCCAGATTGCTACCACGGCGTTTGTATTGGGTCAGGTAGGTACGGCTACCCCTATCGTTAACGGCACGGCTGCCGTCGGTACATCTCTCCTCTATTCCCGTCAGGATCACGTTCACCCGACCGACACGACTCGCGCTCCTACGGCTTCCCCAAGCCTAACCGGCACGCCTCTCTCGACCACCGCCTCGGTAGACACGAATACAACGCAAATTGCTACCACGGCTTTTGTTCGGGATTATATTTCTGATACTACTTGGTCAGTCCCTCCTATCACTACTACCACCACTGCTACCAGTGGAACGGGCGCGGCTTATGTCAATGCCTCGCCAGACTACGGATATCTATGGGGGCCTAATGTAAACACGGCAGGATATTGTCAGAAAAACATCTTAATGTTTGCCCGCAGTAATTCAACTTATGGGTTTAATTTTACTAAGGAGATTCGGATATCGTGTAAAATGGCTACTGGATGGTCATCCACCTTTGTGGCCACATCGTTGACGTTATTATTCCGAATGAATACCGGAACAACTAACGGAACGCTTTCGCAAATCGGTTTCGGTATTTCAATCAACTTGGCGACTAAGGTGCTATCTATCCTTGCCCACAACGGAACAACCTTGACGACCAAGACGACTTCTTGGGCTGTGCCGTATGCTGGAATTGCATCCGTTGACTTTATGATAAAATCAGACGGAACAGGAACAGTCTACGCCTACGCTGATGGCGTTCTCATCGACAGCACGACAGGTTTTTCAACGGCAAGCAATTCTGGCGCAGTTACTGCAGGCTATGCCGCTGTTGAAATCAATTCCGCTGGTGGAACATCTTCACCCGCTCAAGCAACTGCCTATGTCTCCAACCTCCGCACCCTCGTCGCCCACGGCTAACCCATGACTATCACTTACCGCATCACCTCGTCGCTCCTGATCGGCGACTACGCTCAACTTCTGGCCACCATCTTCCCGGCATGGAACGGTGAACCTGTCACCGCCAGTCAATCAGAAATCACCGTCACCTTTGCTACCCCGCAAACCCCGGTCGACCTCGGCCCCCTTGTCCGCGTCGAAGTCATCGACACCGTCTAACAATGTTTTACTTTATCTCAGTCGGCACCGCTTTCCTTCTCGGCTTTATCTCCGGCTACCTCGTCCTGCGTAACAACGCCGCCCGGGCCAGCT